TTAATCTCAACTGACTTTACATTAGAAATCATATTAAGTGTAAAGATCATAAATTCAACATCCATCTCTAAAACTTTAGGACTAGCTAATATTAGAACAGATAAATCTTTATTTGCGTTCATCATGTTATTCAGAACGTGCTGTTCTTTCTCTCTTGCATGAAAGTCATACGATACAGATAACGTCACATCATCATCTCGAAAGAAGTCTGGAAACGCAGAAAGGTTTGTATTGATGTTTATATCACCATCGTAATATCTTCTTATAATACTTTTTAGTTCATAGAAGTATTCTGGCGTCAATAACCCAATCTCACCACCATACAGATCAACATGTCCAATAGGATCGTTTATTTGACGTAACGAATGATCTAACCATAGCGGTGTTATCTTATGTCTATCATTTAATTGTGCTGTTGTCAAGTAGCAAAAGTCACAGGCAAAGTTGCAATAGTATGTCGGATTAATTGATAGATTCATCAACATAAGGCGTCACCATATCTGGACTCATTCCATTCGTAGCAAGTATTCTTGGAGCGAGTGATTTCATTTGTTTGCAATGTGCTTCAGTTGTCCCTTCACGTTTCATATCACGTACTGTCTTTTTACAGCCATTACATATTTCAAACATAGGGCAAGTGTAACAAGCCATTTTCATAGTCTGTATGTTAGGATCATTTTGAAGAGGTGTCTGCATCTCACCATTCATCTCAGTCTCAAAATCAATAGGATAATCCATATCATCAGCAAAAGAGCCACAAGAGTAATAGTCACCACCTGGGTTGAATGCACGAATGCCACCATCGCAATGCCTATTTTGAGGGCAAGTAGTTGAAAAGCCTTGGAGACGTTTCATCATTTGTTTAGTGTTGAACTCATATTCAGCTAAACCACGATCATATATTTCAAGGTATGTTTCGTAAATCTTACTTAACTGATACGTGCTACCTTGTACGCCAGACGCCATAGCATAGTTTAACTTACACTCCACGTCCATCTCTTTGGCAAGCTCAACGTTCTTGATAGCAAGATGTTCATTCTCTTCTGTAATAACCGCAATAAAGGGTGGACGTTCGCCAGTATGTTTTAACATAGCATCAGACACCATCCAAAAGTCTTTTTCTGTAAACTCTGAATAGTCACCTTTTAGTCTACCACCACCATATTGAAATGATGTTGCACAACCAAATCTTTCGTTCTTGAAGATGGGTAGCCACTTCTCTGGGCGCATTAAGAAAGGCCATAGGTTAGATGTAAAGCTAATATATGCTGGGTAATCATGTTCATCAAGATGGTCTATCAGTTCTTGGTAATACTCTGGCTTGACCATAAGTGGGTCACCACCATTAACAATGATTGTGTTAGTATCAGGATACCTTTTCAAGAAACGATAGATATATTCCAAGTCCAACAGCCCAACTTCATTGGGGTCGATGTCAGTCGAAGAACAAAACGTACATTTAAAGTTACAAGCCTCGGTTGGCTTAATAATCAAATCCATCCTTTGTCTCCCGCTAATTTCAACATCAATGTTTTAGGCGCTGGGCATACGTCTTCCATCCATTGTAACTGATGACAATCAGAATGGCAATAGATAAACACAGGACAGTCGTAACAACGTGGGTCACGCTCATGTGTCTCACAAGCAATCACTTCCATGCGCTTAGGGCTTTCTCTCACTGTCTTTGCTGGCATACTGATGTCACCATACCATTGTGTTGGTGCAGTATTAGGACAACCTGCTACAGTACCATCAGCATTGATAGTGTGTATCTTTTGCTCACAATCCCTACAGAACGTACCATTAAAGAATTGACCTTTACTAAACTTATCATAAACTGAATTGAGAAAGTTATTATGTATAGGGTGATCTTTAGTCGTCTCATGCATCTTCATCCAAAAAGCATCAAGCTCAGAGTTATGTGGAAAAATATCTGTATTAATTGTTGCATTGCCATCGTGGGTCAATCGTTCATAGTTAATAGAACCCACTCCAAGTGAATGCATATAATCAGCAATCTCAAGGGGTTCCATTGCAACAACATCTTTAGATACGGAAATAAAACATTGGATGTTACAACCTTCAGAAACCAAACGCTTTACGTTGTCTTCCCAAAGCTGTCTTTGCTTTTCGTTTGCAAAACGAATGTTGGGGTCCCATGATGTACCGATAGAACCAGAATCTAACACCTTAAGAAACTCAACACGTTCGTCAGTCAGTTTATACGTAAGATTTGTTGTGATACCATGTGTACATTTATCACCCCAATGTTCTTTCGTAACATTGTAGAAATGCCACAGGTCTTTCATGGGTGCAAGCAGAGGCTCACCACCATGATACTCAAAGTGTATTTGATTTGACCCATCGTCTAATTCGTTACACCACTTCGCTGTCTTATCCGCATCAAAGTAAATCTTACGTCCGTTAATACCAGAAGTAAAACAATGGGCGCAGTTCAGATTACAAGTTTCGGTGGTCTTAACGTATACGATTAAGTGTTTCTGTGTCGTGAATGCCATGTGATAACATCAATGCCTTTTCATAATTTAACGCTCTATGCGGTGTTCCTGATGGTATTAAAACCGTATCGCCTTTTTCTAACACAACCTCTTTGCCATCAACTTCCATGATCTTCTTACCAGCAAGACATTCTATAAAAACATCTACAGGGTCTGTATGAACATCAAATGATGCGCCATTCTTTTGATTGTAAAAGGCATGAACAGTTCCTTTAACAAACAGTAAAGTCTCTATTTGCTCGACTTTCATAGTTCTACTCTCAGACAACAACCTAGCTACAGTCCCAACATATGAGATGAAGTCAGTTTGTTCTATGTAGTGTTGATTACCATCTTCATCTATATAAGAAACATCATGGTTATCAAAACACTCTTCTGTTAGCAGAAAGTTTTCAAAGTCGATAAATGTCATAGCTACCTGTTCATATTGTATTGTTATTTATACTACCATATTTAGTCCAAAATGTCAACTCAAAGATTTGTTATAAATAATGTCATATATCATGAAGGAGACTGTTATGGATTTTAATCCGCATTGGCCTACTACCATTGGTTCTGGAAAATTTGACGTTGAAGGGCTTGTTGAACACATATTCACTACCTACAACTTAAATGATTTAACAGGAGAGGTAGATGGCGGTAATATATTTAAAGATAACTCTGATGTAATGAATAAGTTCAAGTCATTAGTACACGATAAGTTTAACGATTACCTAAAGCACTCTATTAATAAAAGTATTGAAGATTTTAAAAGTCATGAAATGAAAGCATGGATTACAGGTCATAGCAAAGACTATAACATGACTATACATAATCATTCTGGCGCACACTTATCTGGTGTATTTTACATATTAGCAGAAGATCAAAATAGTGGTGGTGACATAGTATTTTCTGACCCAAGAAGCAATGCTAATAGGGGATATGATGATTGGTTTAATCCTTTGTTTGATAGACATGCAATTACCCCAAGAACGGGAGATTTTATGATTTTTCCCAGTTTCACATACCATCACGTTAACCCTTACTATTCTACTTTGCGTATATGCGTTCCTGTAGATTTATATTTGTACCGTGGTTAAAACGTATAAATAGAGTAAGACACAAGAAAAACCGTGTTTTAGATAAATAAGACACTACCACAATAAAAATGGAGAAATATAATGGCATTTACATATACATATACTGTCAGAAACCTAAAGGTAAAAGATGAAGTTAACGCTGCTGGTGAAACTTTAACAAACGCAGTGGTTCAAACTTATTGGGACATCGTAGGTACTGATGAAGAAGGCAACGAAGGTTCATTTACAGGTGCTACACCATTCAGTGCGGCTAACGTACCAGCGGGTTCGTTTACTGCTTTTGAAGACCTAGAAGAAGCAACAGTAATTGGTTGGATTACAAACGTAATTGATTCAGACCCAGGATACAAAGCTCACATCGATATGCAAATTCAAAAAGAAATTGATAAAGATATTGCTGTAGAGAAAACTGGCGCAGACCTACCTTGGGGTGAAGCAACACCAGCACCATCAGGTGATGAATAATAGAAAGTAACGATTATGAACTACACATGGGAAATACTAAAGCTTGGAACCCTTGACCAAACAAATAGCGATGGTGATGTGTTAGCAGATGCAATCATTTCTATCAAGTGGAGAAAGATTGCTACTAATGATGCCAACAAAAAAGCTACTTATGTTGGCAAAACATTACTTGATCTTTCATCTACATCGGCGGCTGATTACATCGAACTAGATGATGTTACAAAAGCAGATGTTGTATCTTGGATAGAAGAATCTATGACTGAAAGCGAAATGGATGTTATCAACAAAGTTTTGGCTAAGAAGGTTGAGATAAATACAATGAATACGTTCGTACCAGACTGGTAAGAACTACTATACTATAATTATATAATGGAGAGAACATGCACGATTTGTACATGGGCGGCTTGGCAACATACGCACTGAAAAGAGGGGGTTCATTACACCCCTTATTGATACCAACAGAAGTTCTTGGAAACGAGACAGGGATCATGAACCCCTCTATATTCTCGCACAACGGTAAGCTCCTTGTAAATGTAAGGCACGTTAACTATTACCTATATCACAGCGAAGGCAAAAAGTTTCCACACCAATGGGGACCTCTTGTTTATATTCACCCCGAAAATGACGTAACTCTTACTACACATAATGTAATATGTGAGTTAGATTCTAACTTAAACCTTGTTAATGCACAGCGTGTTAATATGGCGTTAGATACTGGGAAACCAACATGGAACTTCATAGGTCTTGAAGATGCACGTCTGTTCAGTTGGGACGATAAGCTATTCCTATGTGGAGTACGTCGAGACTGCTTTGATGATAAAGGTCGGGGTCGCATGGAGATGTGTGAAATCGAATTTATTGATGGTGAATGGACAGAAGTATCACGAAATTCTATTCCAACACCAGGTGACGATAGTTCTTACTGTGAAAAGAATTGGATGCCAGTTCTTGATATGCCTTACCACTTTATTAAGTGGTGCAACCCAACACAGGTTGTTAAGTTTGATATTGAAAGTGGCACAACCGTTGACGCTGTGTATGATGCAGATAAGAAAATTGATGCCAATAAAGACTTTAGGGGTGGCTCACAAGTAATTCGTATCAATGAACATCAGCGTATGGCTTTCATTCACGAAACAAACTTATTGCGCGATCCTTTTGGTAGGAAAGACGGTAACTACGCGCATAGAGTTATTATATGGGATAACGATTGGAATATCGTACACAAAAGTCGTGAATTCCATTTCATGGGAACCTATTATGATCATGTCAGAGGACAAGACTATAATATTGAGTTTGTTACGGGAGTAGCTATTCTTGGAAATGATATTTTAATATCATATGGTTGGCAAGATAATGCTTCATACGTATTGCGTGTTCCACAAAGAGTATTTCTTGAATTTTTGCATGGAGAATAAATTGAGCAAAAAACTAATACAAATTACTGACATACTTGAGACTAAGCTTCGTAAAGAAAAAGAAATAGAATATTACGAAGAACAAATTGTGAAAATTAGACAGAAGATGATGTTTCTCCAGAAAGACCTTGATTTGACTAAACTGATAATTTCTATTATAGAGAAAGAAAAGGTTTATGACATTAAGCAAGAAATGGAAACAAGAATGATAGAAGGTGACGATGATGAGATTTAAGAATATGAAAGTTTTGAATGATGTTGTCATGGACTATTCTAATCCATTTAAGATGTACGCTCTTGCTCGTGAGTATGATTCACTGAAACAGGGTGCGGCGGCTTTTGGTTGGTATCTTAGGGCGGCTGATTTTTGCGAAGGTGAAACGTGGGAAGAAAAGAAATTACAATATAACTGTATGGTATTGGGTGGACAGATTTTCGACAGATCAGAGGCTCGTGGTCAAACGGTTATAGGTCTTTACAAGATGGCTATGACTATACTACCAGATAGACCAGAAGCATATTATTTTGCGGCTAAACATTCCAAAGAGATTAGTAATTGGCGTGACTCGTTAATGTACTCTAAAATAGGGCTAGGCTTAGAATTAGTAGAACACAGTGAAGAACTAAACTATCCTGGCCAAGTAGGTCTTGAATATATCTATGCAATGTCTAAATGGAAAACAGATGGCAGAGACGATTCAAAGAATTTACTATTCAATCTAAAGCACAAAAATAAACTTAACATGACATCTGAAATGGATACAGAAGTTACTGATTTGTTAAGTCACATTGGCTATCCTAGTACGTTAGTATATCGCAAAGAAGAAATTGAGAAATACAAACACAAATTTGATGGTCTTGAGAATGTGGAGAAGAACTATTCTCGCCACTTCCAAGATATGTTTGTCCTATCACTACTTAAAGGTAAGAAGGGCGGTAGCTTTGTAGAAATTGGGTCGGGACACCCTAAGCTATTTAATAACACATACTTACTAGAAAAAGAATTTGGTTGGAGAGGTTTGTCTATAGATAGAGACGAAAGAATGTGTGCTATGTTCAGTAGGGAACGTAATACAAAAATTATTCTGGAAGATGCGTCAACTATAGATTATAAAAAGTTATTTAAACAGAATTGTATTGAGCAACATACAGAATTCCTAAGAATTAATGCAGATCAAGCATCTCTATCAGTTTTGGGTGAAATTCCATTCCAAAAGTATGAGTTCTCAATTATACAGTTTCAACACAATGAATGTTGGTGGGGTTCTGAGATCAAAGACAAATCAAGAGAGTATCTAAAAAATATTGGATATAAGTTGTTTGTTCCTGATGTCTCTATAGATAATAACAATTCTTATGAGGATTGGTGGGTACATCCTGGTTACATAAATAACAATATGAAGTCTAATAAAAGTAAGAACTTTATTTGGGATTATATGATGAAGGAAAGAAAATGAAACCAGTGATCGTAACTGGGGGTTTTGATCCCCTACACTCAGGACATATTGCATATTTTAAAGCGGCTAAGGAAATGGGTTCTATCCTATTTGTTGGTCTTAATAGTGATGATTGGCTGACACGCAAAAAGGGAAAACCTTTTATGTCTGTCGAAGAACGTATGTCTATTATCAAAGAACTTGGGTGTGTAGGTCATGTATTTACTTTTGATGACTCAGATGATACAGCCTGTGATGCTATTCGATATGTAGCTAAACAAGCTCCTAGAAACTCTGAGATTATCTTTGCAAATGGTGGAGATAGAAAAAAAGGAACAACACCAGAAGTTGAGTTTGCTAAAGAATTACGTGATGAATGTAATATATCATTTGTCTTTGGAGTTGGTGGTGAAGATAAAAAGAACAGTTCATCATGGATTCTAAAAGAATGGGATAAACCAACTACGCAAAGACTATGGGGTAAATATAGAGACTTAGATCAGAATGGTCATTGGAAAGTAAAAGAGTTGTCTATTGACGTTAATAAATCATTATCTGATCAAAGACACTTTATACGTTCTGAGCATTGGCATATCGTTGATGGTAAGCTTAAAATGGATTTAGAGTTCTCTAATGGTTATAGTACGTCTAAGGTATATAAAACTGGTGATAGTATAGACATACCTTCTAAGACTTGGCATCATGCAACTAACGTTGGTAATGTTCCTGTTAAGGTTATTGAAGTATGGATGGGTAATGAATTATCAGAAGATGATATTGAAAGAAGATAGCATTAAAGAATCTATTATTATATCATAAGCGATAACGCTATTATACACGACTTTGGAATGTTGTCAACTCTTTTTTTATAAATATAAAGAAATAATGCAACAAAGGAGAAAAAGATGGCTTTTCAGTTATCCCCCCAAACAAGAAATGGCACACTCCAAGCAATCGAAACAGCAATTGGCGCAAATCCAATTCTTACGATTGCTACAGGATCAGCGCCAACTGAGTGTCCAAGTGCAAATACAGGTGTTATCGTAGCAACTATGATTTTACCAGCAGATTGGCTTTCAACACCAAATAATGGCGTAATGCAGTTATCAGGTAATTGGCAAGACCTTTCAGCGGATGCTTCTGGTACTGCTGGTTACTTTAGGGTACATCAAGCTGATGGTAGCGTATGTCACTTGCAAGGTACTATTTCAGCATCTGGTGCTGGTGGAGATATGCAACTCGACAACACAAACATCGCAATTGGTCAACAAATCACTATTACTACATTTACAATTACTGCTGGTGGTGCATAAAGGACGTTCTAAATGTCTAACGGCACATTTACAGGGAGTATAGACTATACCTTTTTCGGTGGGGGCTTTTCAGTTCTTGTCGGTCAAGCTAACAGCACGTTCGATTTATCATTTACATCTGACGTGTTTACTCCTGTTCATGCTAACGCTAACAACACTGTAGACTTTTTTCTTACTGCTGGGGTTGAAACGCCAACTATATATGGTGAATTCAACGGCACAATAGAATTTGATTTAAACCAAAGTGGTCGTATTGAGTTTGGACGTCAAGGATATGGCGAATCTGCTAACCTTTCTATAGAATTTACTGGCTCTGCTACAGCCTTTAACCCTATCGTAGGTAGTTTTGATAACATATTTCCAATTGAGTTCTCTGGTACTATGGCTCAGTTCTCATTGGGTCAAACTACAGGTGCTTTTTCATATGCTCTACAGTCCAAAGTGATTAATTATACGTTATTAAACAAAAGTAGACCAAACTTAACAAACGGTATTAGACTACAAGATACACAAAACAACCAAGTAACTATAAAACAACAGCCAAATGGTGTGAAGATACGCAATAATGGCGAAAATTTTGTTATAATCAGATAATAACTTTTTAGATAAATAAAAGTAAACGGAGAAAACACATGTCGGATAACTTCTACATCAAGCAAAACGATACTGCACCATCCCTAGAAGTAGTCTTAACAAGTTCGTCTGGACGTGCTAAACCTATGACGGAAGCGGCGTCTATTGCATTCAATATGTCAACAGATGCTGGCGTTAATGTTGTTAGCCTTGGTACAGGGACAATCGTTAACTCAGCAAAGGGTATTGTTGCTTACACTTGGCAAACAGGTGAT